AACATTTGGAAATCATCACCTGGGTTACCATGGACAACATATGGCTATAAAACTAAAGGCGAACTTCGCAATAACCGCGACATACAATCTATACGCTGGTTTTGGCATAGAATAAAACTCGGAGAGAAGATTCATCCCCCTGATTCGTGTGCATTCGTTCGAGCACATGTAGTCTCCGCAGGAGAAAAGAAGGTCCGGGCTGTCTGGGGTTACCCCGCCACAGTCACTTTAGGAGAGGCAGTTTTTGCCCAGCCATTAATACAAGCTTACAAATGGCATAAAACTCCTATAGCTTACGGTTATGACACCGCAACCGGAGGATGTCGAAAAGTTTACAACGAAGTATCCGGCTTCGAATTCGGCACCGCACTTGATTTCAAAAGTTTTGATAAAACCGTACCACCTTGGTTAATTGACATCGCGTTCAAAATCTTAGCTACTAACATTGATTTTGTTCACTATCAAGACTATGGAACAGCAAACGCTTCACGCATGTACGTCATGTATGATTACATCAAGCGTTACTTCATTCATACACCAATCAGGCTTTGCAATGGCCAACGATTTAAGAAACACACTGGCGTTGCGAGTGGAAGCTACTTTACACAAATGGTAGATTCCATAGCCTCATACATCTTGAACGTATGGGCGTTCATCAAACAGCATGGTTCACCACCGCCTTGGATTAAGGTATTTGGAGACGACTCTATCGCAGGCTCCAATGAGTGGTTTGACATCGAAAGAGCTGATGACCTATTTCAAACGATAGGCATGATGCTCAATGTCAAGAAGTCGTTAGTTGCCAGGAACAAACAGCACCTGACATTTCTTGGATTTTCTATTAACAATGGATATCCAACGAAAGAGACTAAAGAGTGGTTCGCCGCTCTTATGTTTCCTGAACGACCTGACACCTGCTGGGATGACGTTGCTACGCGCGCACTTGGCCTTTTACACGCTAGCGCAAGCCTTGACTATAAATTTGATTTGATATGTAGAATGATAGTAGGATTGCGACCGTTTGAGCTAAAATGGAGTAGATCAATGCAAAAACTATTAGCTATACT